ATGAAAATTAAATTCTTAGCAGATCCCGGTCACGGCTGGGCGAAGGTAAAAAGAGCGCTCTTGATTGAGCTAGGTATCGAGAAAAAAATCTCGGCCTATTCATACCAGCTCGGCGAATGGGTTTACCTGGAAGAAGATTGCGACTTGTCGCTATTCCTTAAAACGATCAATGAAAAGGGTGTGAAGGTTGAATTTTCTGATCATTTTTCCAGAACACAATCAACAGTACGCAGTTATCATTCATTCCGATCCATTACGGCCCAACAGGTGAAACCATGAAATATTATCTACTATCAATATTAACCAGGTGCGGTGAGTTTGAATTTTACAAAGATGTATCGATTAAAGTAGAGTTGGACGAGGGTGTCAATAACGCCGCGAGAGAAGTTGTATCTAATTGGTATGATGATGGTGATCCAGGTGGACGTGACGGACCAGACGCCGATGGGGTGTATTGGTATGATAATGGAAATGATGTCCGTTGCGACAGAATAACGGAAATATCAAAATCCGAGTACGAAATATTTCAAAAATATACCATATAGAGAGAAAATCTTACCTCCATGTCGAGTGCAAACCAGCTGAAAAGAGCAAGTATATTCAGGCCGCGCGCCGGAAGAATTTGAAGTTGAATGCCTGGATTCTTGAAACGCTTAATTCCGAAGTTGATAAAAGCAAATGAAATATATTTTTAATGAAACAATTGTTAACTGTTAGTTAACAGTTTATAATTACTCCATGATTAAGACATTCAATCACAAAGGATTAGAAGCTTTTTTCTTAACTGGAAGCAAGGCGGGGATTCAACCAAAGCATGCGACAAAGCTCCGCGTATTACTAACTGCTTTGGACAATGCAAAGAATCCAGCTGACATGAATGCGCCGGGATGGAGATTGCATCCGCTTACTGGCGATCTTACGAATTATTACTCAGTTTCAGTGAATGGGAATTGGCGTCTGATTTTTACCTTTGATGGCGAAGATGTCTTTCTTGTTGATTATCTGGATTATCACTAGGAGGAATTAAACATGAGTAGAATGCACAACCCGGCTCATCCGGGAGAAGTCTTAAGGGAATGGTTGCCTGAAGGCATGACGGTTACGCACGCAGCGGAAGAGCTGCATATTTCCCGCGTATCTCTTTCCAAGGTATTGAATGGGAAAGTGGGGATAACCGCTCAAATGGCGATCCGTTTATCACAGTGGCTTGGAACAACTCCCGACGTTTGGATGGGAATGCAAACTCAGTGGGATTTGTGGCAAGCTAAACAGTTGCCAACTCCGAAAATTAAGCCGCTCGAAAGATTATCGGTTTAAATAGTATTGCCATTGGGTAATAATCTGATTTTGTCTTTGGAGTGATCAATCATGAAGAATAAGAATTTTTCAGATTACGAAATAGATCTTTCAACAAGCCCCCCGTCGTGCTTACCTGCGGGAATGGATAAATCCAATTTTCGTGATATAACCCGAAGGGGTGATCAATGGAAAAGATATCTGGATGTTGAAACGGGAAAAGAACATGATTGCTCTGAATATTTTGCCGAATCTCAGAGACTAAATGATTTATGATTAAATTTGGTGTAATTCCACCAAATAAAAAAGGGCGCAATGAGCGCCCTTTTTTATTCAATAATTGATACTTGATTTAATAAAAATTAAATTAAATCACTTGTTAATTTGATTCTTTAACTTCTTTAAAGTGCCTTACAGCCTCTTCGGCGGCGTGTCTAGCAGAGTCGGTAGCATCCAAATTTCCTTTCTCTACAGCATGTCCTAAACTTATAATTCCTGCTTCTAAGTGGTTGCGTCTCTCATCAGATAAATGCATCTCTTTTTTTGCTGCCAATGCAAAGGGTTGAGCTTTTTCTGCATGTGCAGCTATACCCTTGCTATCACTCGCTTTGAACGCCTCTTCAGCATGATTAATGGCTTTATCTAGTTGATCATTTTGGGCAATCACACTAAACGAAAAGAATGATAATGCCAAAATCAATGCAAGTTTTTTAATTGATTCCATGTAAATAATTCCTGAGTATTTAATTAAAATGAAATTCTATTCCTTCCCCGAAAAGTTTTACGTTCGCTCTCCCACTTACGCCGCTTTATTTACCGGCTTCATCCCTCCGACAGTAGTACCCGCAGACCGCGCCATTTGATCAGCACGTTTAGGGTCTTGTGAGTGAACCTCTGCCTGTTTGGTCAAGTTCCACCCGGTAGCACTCCATGGGTTTTCGCCACCTAAGTTCCCTACACCATCAGAACCAAATGAATTACCCGATTGACTACCTGGCCACCAGTATCGTTTCTTCTGTTGCATCTCGGTTAACCACACGGTTGGATCTAGGCCAGGAGTAACACCAACCTGATCCTTTGTTACCACCCGGCCATCCTCGGTAAGGTCCATCATGGCATCGGCATACATCAAAACATCGTCATAAGCTTCAGGCATCATTTTAGACGCGATTGCGGCTTCCCGAACCTTGTCATGTATTGTTCTGCGTTTTTCTCGGGCAGAGAAATCATTCACCTGAGTTTGTGCGGCTTCGAGCTGAGTTTTTAACTGGTCCCGTTCTCTTTCTACCGGGGCAAGCTTCGTGCGTAATCGCCCTTCCACCATTTCATTGATTCTGGTTTCATCGATCTTTCCGGATGCTGCCGCTTCCAGCTCTGATACTCGATCGAGCTGGGATAGAATGTCAACCGGATCCTTATCACCCAGCACAGCATATTTGTCTTTCGTGGCTTTATGATCCTTGCGCTCCTTCGCCAATGACGTGGTTAAGACGTCAAGATCAGTCTGTGTTTTCATACCCTCCACACCGGTAAGCAGATACGATCCGTCCGATTGCTGGGTGTACAGCGAATGAAAATGTTCTTCTAGCCCGTCAAGATTTGGTATTTTGATTTTCAGTGCCATTTGCGTCGTCTCCTAGTTTAAAAATTTACTAACATCCAATCCCGCGCGCTCGAAAGCTGCCGCGTCCCGCTGCGCGATTTCTTTAAGCGTGAGAGTTGTTCCGTCCACATCGATAAATCTGTCAAGCGTCAGATTTCCTTTGCTGAATAATTCGGCTCTTGTTTTCCCCAAGGTGTCCAATTGGAAATCCGCTGACTGAGTTTTAAGCCAGTCGTTGTAATTCAATTTGGCCGGCACCGGGCCCACCAATTCACGGATTCTTTTCCTTGCCCATTCGTCATAATCGCCCTTGGTACCATAAGGCAGATCGTCACGTTTTTTGATTGATCCAAGATCATTCTTCTCGGCATATTCCTTGACCAGCAATCTTTCAGTAACCGGCTTGGCTGGCCGCACGCCGATATCCTGGCTGATATACATCACACGAGCTGACCGGCAACCGATGTGAATTGGAGGATATGGACCCTCCCCCGGCTTGAATGTCTGGCCGTCCAATCCTTTGCATTGCATCGTGGTTCTGCCATCGAGCATGGCTACATATTCTTCGAGCTCAATAATCTCGGCATTCATCAAACCAACTTCACGCCGAGCATTACCGTTGATGTGCTGAATAGCCGTGCGCACCATCATGTTCACTGAATCGCGGGTGTGTTGCGTTATGCCGTCCGTTCCTTTGGCTTTAACCGTCCCGAATACTTGGCGCGCTATTTCTTTTGTGTCAGTGCCTGCAGTTAATCCTGTGCCGATTATTTTATTAATCCGAGTAATATCTTTATCCGCATAATCCTTGACCCAATCCTTCAGCAGCTTGCCCTCATATGGCCTTGAGGTAACGATCGATTTCAACGTTTCCGGGCTCGGTACAACTGTATCGATAATGACCGGCGATACGCTCGTGATTAAAAGCGTGTAGAACTTTGATTCCTGTTCCACAAATGAAAGCGCTTCCTCAGAGAGCAATGTGCCGGCTGAACTCCAGGCATCAGATCTGATTTCCTTGATAACTTTCTGCAGCCTGGTCAATCGCTCCCAATCTGAACTTGTTACCACTCGTGAAGAGTCCCCGTTCTTGTTGAGTAATTTTCCGGCGATTTCGTCCTCAGTCTGATCAAGCAATTCGTTGATCTTGTTTCTGATGCCAGCCGCATAACGCAGAACGTAGGTTTGATGGCGCAGCGCCGCATCGTACATTTGCTGATTAGCGGTCTCCATCGGTTCCCGTTCTCATTGGCACATCATCTTCCCCGGCAATTGCGGTAATCTCTTCATCAATGGTTTTATCCGTCAATCCACCCTCTCTCATTCGCTCATGAATGGTTTCTTGTGAAATTGGCGCCCCCATAGTTTTCGCTGTCATCATGTCGATGACATCCTTGGCAGTGATGGATACGTCCCCGAATTCAGTAAACGGTGTCACGATCACTTCATCCGGATTCAGGCTCATCCACTCAGCCATCATTTTGAGGATGGTTTCCAATGCTGCGCATGATGTTTTGGCAATCTGGGTAATGCTGGCCGTTTGGGAATTCTTACGCGTTATCAATGCCTCGCCACTCTCGGATGATTTCTTATCCAACAACTTGAGCGCTTTTTCCTCAGCCCTTTTGTAGTCGTTTTCCAGCGCTAATCTTTCTTCTGTCAACCCCTGGGAATTCACGCCGATGAATTTGGCATCGCCGCCTATACTGACATCCAGCACTGCACCGGCTCCCGTTCTGACGGTTTCGTTCTCGTTTTCAATAGTCCTCATATGACCGATACGAACCAGGGTATCTTGCGATTGCATGTATAAGTGATAGCGATAATTGGCTTCTGATCGATAGATCCCCAAAACCTCATTAACCAGGCCTATGAATGGTGGAAGATCGGGTTTAGTCAATGAATCTTTGGTATTGATAAAAACGAAGGGGATTTTTTCCAGTGACTTTCCGATCAACTGGACTGGTTTTAATAGTGCGGAATCAAATGTGTCTTCAAATACTCCGGTTTGATAAATGGATTTGCCCGATTCATTACCGGACAATATGCATACCCGAAACATTTCCTTGGTAGTCCACTGAAGTTCTGAATCAAGTGTGGTTTGGGGCTCATATAACACAACCATTTTAAGATTGGCCACCGTTCCGGATTCCAGAATCCCCTCATCCCAATTCGTCACAGACTCAGCGTTGAACAAGGAAATGTAAGGCAAATCCGTGTTTTCATCGACGTCAAGCAATAACCCCAGACGTCCGGGTATAAGCTGCTCTTCATTGATTCTGCGTAAAAGTCCGTAAACGGTTTCACCCTGACGTGTAATTTTCTGCAGTATGGGCTCCATCTTAGTTGGTACCTGGATAACAGGATCTTCCCCATGCATAACTCCAAGCGTGTTTTCTACAGCCTGATTGAAAAGGTCAGGGAATCTCGCACCCTCGATATACTTTTCATAAGAAGCTCGGCCTTTGTCGCCTTTTCCCATCCCATCCAGAACCTGTGCAACGGTAGGCTTTAGATAAGTAGTCTCCTTGCGCTTGACAACCCGCTCACCCAAATAAAAATCCCGTGCCATCAAAATATCGGGTAGAGAATTGTCGTAATCCGGATGTGTGTTTTTTACGCTCATGGTTTTAGATCCCGTGTGTGGTTGCTTGTCTGATGATGTGAAGCACTGGCATTTCGTAGGCTATTGGATAACCAAATGCATCATTTCCGTGATCGAATCCGCCTTTCTTGTCCGGCTCGCCGTTATCGTCATATGCCTGTTTCTCAAGACAACTGGCAGTATCTGGGCATTCTTTCGCATTTACCCATACCTTTTGTTTTGAGAAAGCGACATTGACCGCATTCACCCGATCTTTAACGAACGGATTTGAAGCGTGTGCGCGAACCTCAAACCCTGCAGCAAGCAATAATTTGATATCGCTGGTTGCTGCTCCGGTGGTATTGCGGCTTGCCCCAGAAGCATCAGGATAGATGATGTGCCTGAAGTTAGAAGCTTTTGGCCATTTCTCAGATATCACGCGAATCATTGCCGGCGTGTCGAAAATATCCTTTAATTCTGCGACGCAATGAAAGCCGTTTGATCGTTGAACGAAAATTCTAGCCGCCATTTTCTGCACGTTAAAATCCATGCCGATTATGAGAACTTCACCTCGCGGATTAATTATTTCGTTTGAATTGTTCGTTACGCGGTTGTAGTTACCATAGACGGTGCCGGATTTGAGGTTAACAAACTGACCATTCACATAAGCCAGAGCAAGTTCCGGCGTGTACGATTCAATCATTGACGGAATGTAATCGTCTGGAAGATTGATCTCGTTATCGTAAGTGCTGGCCTGAATCAAACCGTAGTTTTTAGCTAGTTCCGGTTTGGTAATCACATCTTCCACAAACATCTTATGTGTGGCCATAAAACCTTCTGGTGTCGTAGTGACATCGATGCCATTTTTTAAATTACTCATTTTGTAGCGCAACCGGCCAATTATTTTCTTCCATGCCAGAAGCGCTTTATCAAGTGGCAAAGTATCGAACTCATCAATCATTGCATGCCCAATCTTAAATCCGATAATGGTTGCTGGATCACCCATTGATCGGCAAATGGTGGTGCCGTGGTAATGATTTCCGTAATAGTAATGAACCTCTTTGTTGCCGACGTTGATCTTAATTCTGTAGCCGAAGTTATAAGCCACCTCTTCGATAGTGGGATAAAAGATATCCCTGATCATGGGGTACGATGGCGCGAAATAGCCTGAATTAATTTTTGGATGCTTCCCGTGATGCAGGCACAAAGCCATGCTGCCAATGAAAGTTTTGCCGGACCCGTAACCCGCGACAAAAGCCCTAAATTTATTAGGCATGCGGAGAAAATCTGACTGCGGAAAGTTAGACTTTAGCTCTCTATCGTCGTCGTCAATCAGCTTTAGTTTTGCGGCCATCGTATTCTTTAATAATGAAATTTTTTGGTGTTGGCTTTTCGTTTTCTGGGTTCTGATTGAAATTGTTTTCAGACCAGCCAGCCTGAGTTTTAAGAAAGAAAAATATTGAAGCCTCTTTACCCAATTCAATATTTTTACGAAGACAGGTTACAGCCCCCACAATCTTGTTCGCTTTTCCTTTTTTATATCGTGCCATCGCTTCTGGCTGGCGGTTGATTATTCGATTAAACGTTCGTTCTGAAATCATGAAGTAATCAGCTATCTGAGGTATTGTAAGATACCCGGACAAAGCCTCAAGATGTTCAAGCTGCTTATCATCTAAAACCTTCGGCGGCTTGGGATTGAATGCCTTGGCCATTTTCTTCTATTGTTCATTTGTTTCAACAGCAGCAGATTCTTTCTCGATTTCCTCTAACCTTTCCATAGTGAGTTGCGCCATCGTGCGAAGTGCAACCGCAGAATTGTGAATATTCATTACTTTTTTTGTTTGTGTGACAGCCTCAAAAAATTGATCAAAATCATCTATTTTTCCGCACAAATTGACAGATTCTTGTTTTTTTCCGATGTTTTTTACCAGTTCCATAAACACATCCATTTCTTCAGGTAGAAAGAGCAAGTTCAACTGTTGATATTTTGGTGCACCCACTGAGAGTGTGCTGATATCCAACTCTTCAACTTTAAAAATGTCATCTGTGAGTCCGGAATATTCTTTGAGAAACGAATCCAGACTGTCGTAATACTCCTGCAGCAAGCTAAGATTATCTTGACCAGCAATGGCGTTGTGGCTCAGTGCGATCGCTTTTTTCTCGGATTCAGTCAGCGGGCTAATAATTTCGATTACATCCGCCTCAATTATTCCGGCGGCAATAGCAGCCTGTACGCGATGATTCCCCGATAAAACTTCGTTTTGGTAAATCAGGGGCGCACTGGTCAGCACCCCATCATTCTCAAGATTTTTCACCAGGCGCTTGAATTGCGCAGGCGTCATATAGCGAGGGTTACCTTCAAGGAGCTTCAGTTTAGTTAAATCGGTTTTGTATGTTTTTGTCTGGATCATTTGTTGTATTTGTTGAACCATTCGAGATAAATTTGTTGAGGTGATTGGTTTCTTACTGGGGAGTGATAATTAAGAAAACCTTCTTTGCGCGAGTAAAGATTCCAGATTCCGCGATATTTCATTGATACTGGTTTTTCAGTGAAAACCGTAGTGCAAAGCTGTTTAAACTTGAGTAATGTCCTGCGCTCTATCTCTGAAACAATATCTTTTGATGTGGCGATCATCGCTATGAGTTTGGATAAGCGATTGTTACGCGATACTGAAAAGTCCGAAAGAACATACAGACTTTCAATGTCTCCGTATTTTGATAATGAAAGGATTATTCCACCGGCCAGCTTGCCATCGATAAACACGCAATAATTGAACATTCCCGACACATGAGATATTCGTTTTGCAAGATATACGTTTTTCAGGAAGGTCATTTGCGCCGAGTCCATCCGCGTGACATTTACTATGCTTTTTGCCGTGGCCGTGGCAGGGTCAAACTCTTGATATTTGAATTGCCGACTTGTTTGAGATTTGCGTCTGAATGATGAACGCTCAATATTATTAACGTAAAGATATATTGGCTTATTGGTGTTGCTGAGAAATTTTCCGCCGCATTTTAGGTTTTCCATTTCCTGATCACCATAAACGCAAAAACTTATGTCCCTGTCCATTAATTCAAGAAGAAATCGGTCAAGAGTTTTGGGATCAAATATCGCGTACTCCGGTGGTACCCAGGAAATATTCTCGCTCACGAATTTAAATATTCGCTCGTATCCGCCTTTATAGGTTGGAGGAAAGGCAATGACGATATCTGTTTCGGGCCGCGCTTTTTTCGCCTGCTCTATAAAATCACCAGGCGTAAAACTGGCTATGGGCAATTTATCGAGAAGTCTTTGAATCGATTCCTTAGCCTTCTGATGGAAGATTCCAAAATTCTGAATAATGTGCTTTTGATGGATCTGGTTATATTCGTTCTTGGATGAGAATTTGGCAATCTGCATTGATGCAGCGATTGATGCTACACGATCAATGAACCCGCACCCATTACGGCTAGTTAAATACTCTTCAACGAATGCAAGCTTGTTAATAAACTCGAATTTCACTGTCTCGTTCACTGCCAGCTGGCCGATAGATACTGAAAGAATGTTCACGTCATTGGAATGCACCTTGAGCTTTTCATAGGTGCTGGAAATGCTTGAATCCACCCTGAAAGAACCCGAGCAAAGCACCCAGGCATTGTTATAGTTTTCAAAGTCAACTATATGGTGCATCTGCAACATAACATCTTTCGGAACGGAGCCAATAAACATAAATATATGTGTTAAATCAAGTAGTTATATAATATAATAAACCTTCGTAGTTAATTTAAACCACAAAGGAGAACGTAATGAAAACATCAAGCTTGAGAACATATAAAGGCCCAGGAAGAATTGTTATATCCAGATCTACCCGTGGTATTTCCCCAGCCGGATATCGTGTATTTAAAACATTGGCACCCGGCGATTACTTCAGAACAGCAACGAAAGAGGAATACACAAAGCTTTTTACCGCGCAGTTGGCTGCACTTGATCCGGTTGAAATATGGGAAAAACTGCATGACTTGGCTGGAGGCGTTGAACCGGTATTGCTGTGCTATGAAGTTCCACCATTTACTGAAGAGAATTGGTGTCATCGTCGGATGGTTGCTGATTGGTTTCAAAAAGAACTTGGCCATAATGTTGACGAACTTTGAAACGATCATAACAACAAGCCATTGAGGAAATATTGGAGCGCGAGGATTGGATTTGAACCATCCAGAAACAAGGGGTACTTGTTTGCCTGCCATTTCTCGCGCGTTTTTATTATTATATGAATTATTTATAGAAATGCAATAATACATGAGAAATGCTAATAATTGATTTGGGCAAATTTTTTTAGCGCAAACCATCAATTCACCTGCAAATTAAGCTCACGCACTATCACAACCACGCCGGGAGTATCAGCGTACCGCTTGCGTTTTTTAACCTCTACAGCCTGAACATCGTCTTTCCAAACTACGCCATTCATTCCATCGAAAATAGCTTTTTCAACGTTATCAATATCGGGTTTCTTGGTTGCTGCAATTTCCCCGCGCACCGCAGCAGCTTTACGTTTCAATGACCATGAAGCAGGAATTTTGACTCTTATATCCAGCTCAACAGCCACAGCACCAAGAAACAAGCCGCGCCCGGCCATAGCAACCATTGCCGCATGCGCGATCAACCCCTCATAGTTAGCTGTTTTCTCCGGAGTGTATAGGGTGATAAAATTCCCTCTTTTGGCTGCGCGCGCCCTACCTTTACCGACTGGATCTCCTGGTACAACAAAATGCAGATCTGGATTAATCTTCACAATTAGCTCTCAAATGCAGACATGGAGCAAAAACCTCAATCCTGGCCCTTAATGGCTCACCTGGTAATAGAGGGAGAATTTCGACTGACGTCACATTTTCTAATTTCTCACCACTGCAATAAACCTGTGTGTTCCATGAATAACCTTCGGAAACTATCAGAAGATTGTCTTTCTGATAAATCATTTCATCTTTGGATTTGGCACCCTCAATTTGCTCATGTATCCTTATTCTCGCCATATGCAGCATGCGACCATAATCAGTTCCGTTGATTATCAATTTCAAACTCCCTGTATGAAATGATTTGAAAAATCTTTTTCATTATTCGTCATATTTATTGTGCACACCCATCATTTACTCAAAGCCTCCATGCCGTCCATAAACCTGTTATTGAATGAAATTGGCTTTAAATTCTTCGGCAAATAAAGCGGATGCGCCGGATGGCCTTCCTTTGTCAATCTCAAGCACATCAATTTATCCCCCAATATCTGCTTCACTTTTTCCGCGCGTCTATGATGTACGCCGTGCGTTCCCCAGGCCGCTATAATCACGCCGGCATTCTTGGCTACATCGATGAGATTTTCATCGTTTTCCGGTCCTACCGGATCACTCACCGCTTTCATGACTTGCGGATCCGTTGCACGGTACCCAAAAATATTGGTCATGCACAATGCAGAAAAACCCCATTCTTTCGAGAAATTAATGCACCGTCTCACCGTTGGATCGTCTTGCAATTCGTCAGCCGTTGAAGGATTCAAACCGATAAACATCGCATACCCGGCACCCCCTATCCAGTTACGCCACAAGGTGTATCGGTATGTGCGGCAAGGTGAGAATATGCAGCCGGTTTTAACAGTGGTCATTAATTAAGATCCAAATTCAGTTGTTAAAAATTATTTAATAACTCAACTGACGAGAAATATTTATCGGTTCGATGTTGGTGGCCGGTACTGATCTTCCGGCATAACAGATCCCAAGTTACCGTCGCGACCGGCTACTATCTGCTTAAGGTCTTGCGCATCAGCCTACGCATTCACCAACAAGGAAAGAGGCTGTGTTAAGCAAACCGGATTTAGACACCTTCTGACTCGGCACCGGCACACGCGAATACCACATTCGCCCTTGTCTCTTCCGCCGACTGGTTAGGTCGAACCGTATTGGTCAGCTATCGCTCACTGCCCCTTTCCTTGTTTGCCCTAGTCTTTCCGAGGCGTCATGTTGGTGTTGCGCAGACCCAGTCACACCTAGACCATCACCAACAAGTCATGAATACTCTAAGTTGCTTGTGATTTAATCTAATAGATAAATCCTTAAAATATTCATGCTTCTTGGCCCTGGTTTTAGGTACCAGGAAACCGTATTTCACTTCTTAACCTTCTTGCTTTCACGCGCCATAAGTTCAGCGTTAATCCCATCAGCCAACCCATCGCCAAACTTTTCACGCCATGATTCAATACACTTAAGCTTATATTCATCAGTGACGCATCTTTCGATGAAGTCAGCGCCTTGCTGCACTGTTGGCGCTATTCCCTCGTCCACAATTTAAAATATTCCATGCTCTTGCTGCCACCCCTGGAACTTGCCCATTTCCAATTGCGATAGTTCTGTCCATCCTGTTGGCCATCCCATTGCTAGCTCTAAGAATCCAGGATTCGGGTATACGGTTTTCTCTGCCCTGCTGAACTTCGCCAACCACTCGCGCAATGTCAGACCTTTGTGTGTATGGTTTGCGCGTCTTATCACTTGATTTGGCGTTGATCCCTTGTGATCTGTTGCTGTCGGTGTAGGCAACAATCCAGAGACGTTTCCTGTTGTGATAATAACCGGCGTCGAATGCTCCAATACTTCCCCATCGAGCATGGAACCCCATGCTGGCAAGGTCACCAAGGATTCTGACAAGTCCCCTGGAAACAAGGAGTGGTGAATTCTCCACGAACACGAATCTCGGTCGAATTTCATCGATGATGCGCGCCATATGTTTCCACATTCCGGATTGTTCACCATCAATACCTTCACCCTTTCCTGCGACGCTGATGTCCTGGCACGGGAAGCCGCCAGAAATGACATCAACAATTCCTTTCCATGGTTTTCCGTCAAAACTTTGCACGTCAGACCAAATCGGGAAAGGCTCGAAAATTCCATCGTTTTGTCTCTGTGCCAAAACTTGTGCTGCATAGGCATTACGCTCAACTGCGCAAACTGTTCTCCACCCGAGTAACTTTCCCCCGAGTATTCCTCCACCAGCGCCTGCGAAAAGAGCCAACTCATTCATTTATGTCCCGTTATTTAACTTTAATCCGTTAACCATTATTAACGCCGATTCTTATGTAAGGTTGGTTAAACCGCGCTACCTGACCCACCAATGCCGCGCTTTCTGACCACATAAATCACCAGTAGCAATCCGATTAACAGCATCAAGTAAGTTTCGGGCTCCGGTACCGGGGCAATTTCAATGTTCGTAAATATCGCCATATGATCATTGAAGTCCAAATCTCCGCCGCCCCGGATATCTTCAAATCCAATCAGAACAGCGCTTGTACCATCGGGAAGTTGAAATGATGACGCGAACACATGATTCAATCCATCCGAATTGCTTTTCGGATTCGACCAAAAGAAGTCGCCTGTCGTAATCACTTGCAGGACTGGAATGAAATAATCCCCAGCACTAAAATTACCCAACTCAATTTTGTCCCCAACGCTTGATGAGTGATTTGAAAATAAATGTGTGAATGGCTCAGGATCACCGTTACCAATGATGACTTTAAAGTCACTACTATAATCCGCACTTGAACCAGCAAAATACGCATTGACCGGACCATCGTTTTTAACCGTGAAACTGACGGCTTGAACGGACAAACTTACAAACAACAACACCAGAACCGATAAAACAAATGACAGTGATTTCATTTCCATGCTCCTATAAAAATTAAATACTTCCGTTGATAAATTTTTGCTTGATTAAGCTTTTTTAAGTTCTCTGCCAGGTTGTAAGGAAAGTGATAATTTATTTAACCCCTGGGAATTATTTGAAATTGATAACCGCGCGGCATCGTTATCGCGGTATGGCAATAATTTCTCGGCGTGTGATGCGGCTAACCTTCCCTTCTCAACAGCCTCGACCAAAACTTGTTCTCTGCCATGCGGGTCATGTCCAAGCGAAGGAATCCACGTAACTGCCACACCTTGATCACGAGCTTTTGCACATCGATCGCGGTAAGCTTCAAGGAAGGCCATCCGCGCTTGAACCGTGTCACCATCGTTGATCAGTTGGCAGCAAACACCGTATGCCTCGGCCATTTCCTGAGTCCAAACCACGGATCCAGATTCGTTTTTGGGAATCATTGCCCAAGCTTCTTCGGGTCCAGGTCTTCCATCATCGATTCGTGAAATCACGTCTGCCAAAGACATTCGAGATTTCAGTTCCCTCCGGCATTTGGTTAATGCTTTAAATACCAACTCTTCAGGGTATTGGGATAAATCCTCAGCCATCATCCGGGCCGCATCGATCGACAATTCCGTACCGGTAAGCTCTGCAGTAACCGCGATTGCCTTTAGTAAATTTTCTTTAATTTGTGGCATTTTTAACCGTCCTTTGCTCTTCGATTAATTCTTTAAAAACATTTGCAGTACCCTGTTTCTTGTCAGCTAGCCTCGCTTGGGTGTTCGTAACCTGTCGCTTGGTTGCCCATTCGGTACGCAGCTTCTCGGCATCTGCCAGCAGAGTTCCGACCGTATGCATTTTCTGAATGTAAAATTGATTGTTGTGATGCACGAAGAACGCTGCTACATGGGGGGATTCATCAATTCCGATACGCTTCACAAATTGCACAATCTGAGCATTAACCGTGGCATTCCTGACCGGGTCTGTGCCGTATCGATTGTGATAAGCAAGGACGTATTGATCCCATGTTTTCCGGCATGCCTCGGCATTCGGGGTTGATGATTTTTCGGATTTTTTGGTTTTTTCGATCGGTGGTGGGTCGGTTTTATCGACCCCCTCCGGGAAAATAGGTACGGAGGATTCGATAGAATCCGAAGTGCCGCAATCAGAAATCAGGTTAAGGCAATCAGGATTCAATGAATGGGGATTCAGGAAGAGGGAATCAGCGCGATCACTAGTAGAGTTGATCCGTATCGCTCCAGATAAATCATGATTAATCGTGAGTGACGAATAATCAATGAGTTGAAGATGATCGGTATTGTATTCAGGTATCTCGCTAGGTTTTTCTCTTTCGTTCTTGTGTGGACTCTGGTGTTTGAGGAAATTAGGTATATTGATGAATAATTTTTCAGAGTCAGAGTAGAACCGTATTAATCCAGATTTATCGAGATTAATCATGAGTTGTTTGATATCGCAATCATCCCATGGCAAAACCTGAACTTTTATCGTTCTGGGTTTGCATTCTAAATTCCCGTTGTAATCAGCTATCGTCCACAATCCGATGAATAGCAATCTTCCCAAAGGATCATTATCTGCAAGCTGCTCATTTGTAAAAAATGAGGGTTTTATATTCCTTGCGCGAGCCATATCAATTAACCAATAAAAAACCCGTGCATTTGAGCGATCAAACACACGGGTATAAAACAAGCGGACATTATCACAACGCTTGTTAGGAGGATTCTTGACCAGATCCGACTATGCAGAAATATGGGGTGCACTCTGGTCTGCGGTGAAATCTCAAATCTGGAGAAATGAGAACGTATGAAACCGGTATTACTTTGGGCCAAAATGTTCCCCATCATTTACCCCGGTTGACCACTTTGTTAATTCTTTCCTGATGTAACCTGTGCACATCTTCTTCACCGTGCACATGAATCATGAGAATTGTTCTTAAATATTCAGACTCCGACATTTGGGCATCGTGGGCTAATCTTTGTAATGCCTCTTTCGTTGCATAAGACACGCGGGTTTTTACCTCTTCTGTGCACTTTCCAAACATGCTCATTGCATTTCCCTGTTCAATCATGATCCCTATCGAATTGCAGAAAATTATTGATAGGTGGTTTTTATTCTTGTTGTGCTTTTTTACTTTTTAGTGTGTAACTTATGAAGACTCATGCTGCTTCTTCCGAACCGGTTCCGCGCAAATACGCCCAATCAACATCTGGTCGAAGGTCTTCGCACTTAATCGCCCCAGAACTTTCACGTTCGATATTGATGCAAAGACCTTCACCGCATGGCTTGTATCCGTATGCGACATTTCTCAAATGTCCGAACGTTGTATTGCAACGACTTGCAAAATCATCACGTTCAGTTACCGGTAAATTTTTTAGGTATTTTTTTAATTTCATGAATCAAGTATACACCGTACAGTGTACTGCTTGTCAACACCGTTCGGTGTATTTACCAAATGGTGATTAATTGTTGTAATGCAGAAATGGAAATACAGGATATTCGTAGAGCTAATTTGCAAGCGATGGTAGATGCTGAAGGTTTGAGTGTAGTAGCAAAAAAATTTCAACTACCAGAACGCCAAATTAATGACATGCTAAAGAAAAGAAAAGCATTTGGCGAAAAGATTGCCCGAAGAATGGAAGAAAACCATTCTCCCAAACTGGCACTTGGATGGCTTGATAAATCAGAAGAATCCACTTTACCAGAGGAAATTGACAACGATCTTTTGAGATTTTTAGGTATTGATAGAGAAAAACTTGATTTTCCTCAAATTGAGCGAATCAGAGAATTCGTTAGAGCATCTAATGAACATCAGTCCGAAGCAATAAATCTTATTAAGAAAGCTAATACTCCAAGAAAAAAGAAACCTGGAGAAGGGACAAAAGGTAAGTAACTTAGCAAATTGGTGCAATAAGAAGAAATGTGGTTGCAGAAGGTAATTTGAGCCGTTCTCTCGAATAATAGAAGGATAGCGAATGGAATTTTTGATTTTAATTTCATTTTTAGGTTTATCAGGTTATGCGGCTTATTTAATTCTTTTTGGGAATCCTATAAAAAGTCAAGACTCCAATTACAGATGATGTTGAAATAAACCTTGATGTTTATTCAAAATCGGATAAACAAGAAATAGCAGATCAAGTTAAAAGATTGTTGGATATTATTCATGAATCAATTGATATTGCAAAGAAATCAACAGTTCCGGATACCAAGATATCTCGTTTAAGAGTAGCTAATGACAGGTTCAAATTTCTACTTGGTTATATTGATAAATATGATTTTATAGAAATAACAAATAATGGTTTACACAAAATTCAGCAAACCATAGATGAACTACATAATCAATTTTTGGTTACTAAAATTTATGACATTGCCGCGGGAGAAATACCAACTGCTAGGGACTTTCTTAAACAAGCAACACAATTAAAAAAAGAAAAAAGGTATGACGAGGCATGCGATAAGTTGAAGGAAGCTTATTCAGCATATGGTTCCAATGAACTATTGATGAAAGATTTTCTTAGGCTTCCAATGTATTTGCAGTTAGCCGGAAGAAGTGACGAAGGATGGGAATTTCTCAATGAATTTCGCAAAAGAAATAACGATGTTTTTAATCGGGTAGATATTGCGAAACAAATTAAGATTTTTCTGCGTAAAGAAAAAAAATACAAACTATCAATATTATTTTCTGCGTGGGAAGTGTGCGCAATTATTGAGCGCGATGAAGCTAACGTTCAAGGGTGTTTTGATCTAGCTGATAAGGAGGCAACTGATGAGGATTATGATTTCTTGCGTGAAAGTTTAAAAAATAAAGAAGTGTACGGACAGACACCAAGCGGGAATCCAATCACGGAATTTGCCTTCGGATTTTTCACAAAAGATTGCTAGAAAGCAAGACCCTGGAGTTCCTAATATCACAACTAGAAAAAGATATTATAAAAACTGATGTGATCGATAAATTAAGCATCTTATCTGAAGAACTACATAATTATATTTTAGACAACAAAAAATATGAATTCAACGAGGTGTTATTAATTGTAAAGAATAATTTGAATGATGATTCCTTAGACTGTCTTGAATTACTTATTTAGAACACAGGGCCGTTATCTTAAAAACAACAAAAATAGGGGGAATCATGAACAAAGTATTACGTGGAATTTTAGCTGTTGGATTTTTAGGATTAGCCGCAGGATCGGCAAGCGCGAGCATTACGTTTAATTATGAGAGCAATCCGCTCTTATCAAAACCAGATTCGACACCATATGGATCATTATCCATTTTTTAGAGTTTTCAGATGACGGATCAACGTTACTTGATTGGCTAATAACCCAACCACACACCGGATCATTGAGCAAGGCAGAAGCAGATTTACAGCAAGCTAATGGATTAAATTATCCAAATCAATTTGCAATTTATACCGATGACAATGGGAATGTATCTGATTGGTCAATTTCAGTCTTGAATTTACTGGAAGAAAATACATCAAGCAATGCACATTCTGTCTATTATGCTTCTTACAGCGATCTTTCGAGGTCAGATTACAATGATTCTTTCTCCTTATATAACTTTACTCCAACACCAGAATTAGCTGCTCTAGCATATGAACCTGGAACCTGGAGCATTTCTTCACAAATGAATAATTTCGCTTTTACTGAGACATTCAATTATGAAACGCCCTCCCCAATCCCGGAACCATCCACATATCTGATGTTGTTGGCTGGTCTGGGGTTGTTGGGATGGAAAAGATTTAGCGCATAAGGAAACGGCGCAAATAGTAAAGATAAATGCGCCGTTAGGGTGAAGAGCAGTTTTGACTTAACCCAGTTATCTAGTGAACTCCATGACACATAGATAACTGGAAGATTCGGTAAACATTGGGGAGCTCCGAATCTGTTTTTATTATTTATTAATTTAAAAAATTAGTTTGTTCGATAGTTAACAGTGAAGAAAAAAGCGCATCCACAAAAGTAAATGCGCTTTCATCAAGGAGAAAATTGAAATGAGAACCCGGTTATTACTGGGAGTATGGGCCCAGAAATAACCGGTAGATTCCATGCCTATTGAGAAACATAGAATCTGTGAAAATAATGCCAAATTAATTTAAATTTTTATGTTCGGTGTCTAACGTTAAATAAAAAAGCGCATCTACAAAAAGTAAATGCGCTTAAAGCCTCGAGAATTATGAAACCCGGTTAATCTCAATGTGCCCTAATGAGAACTACAATAACCGGGAGATTCAATGCTGAATGAGAGACAATGAATCTGGTAAAAATTATTTCAGATTTATGTAGATAATGTATGTTCGTTCGCTAACTTTTAATACAAAAAAAGCGCATTCCCAGGGAAGAATGCGCTTAAAGTACATGAACTACGATCCGGCTATAACGGAATAAGAAATAGCCGTAGATTTAGGAACAGGAGTAACTAAATCTAATTTAAATTTATTAGAAAATTGATCGCTCTTCTGTTCGTTTCCTAACAGAATTAATATTTTTCAAAATGCTCTATATAGCAAACTGTCATTCAGCTGCTGACTGGGCTGAAATTACTTGGATTCGCGGCAAGAAGAAACGCAGCATTATAAAGAAAGCGCGTTTCTTAAAATGGGGATCAAGAAACGCGCTAAATGACAACCTCTTGAGGTAGATTGGATTGCCAATTCCAATATACTCTCTTGATTGTGAATATTTTTTGATAGCCAAGATTGTAGGAAAATTAACAACATGCAACGATCCATTGCCCTGATCGATGTCAATAACTTCTATGTAAGTTGCGAGAGAGTTTTTAATCCAAAGCTCGAAGATGTGCCGGTTGTGGTGTTATCCAATAACGATGGCTGCGCCGTCGCCAGAAGCAATGAAGTAAAAGCTCTTGGTGTAAAAATGGGCCAACCGTGGTTTCAGCTAAAAGATCTTGCCAAAAAACATGGAATCATAGCCTACTCATCCAATTACACGCTATACGCCGATATGAGCGACCGGGTAATGAGCATACTATCGGAATATAGCCCCAACCAAGAAATCTATTCGATCGATGAATGCTTTTTGGATCTTTCTGGATTCCGGGAGCATACCAATTATGGGCAAAGCATCAGGCAGAGAATCAAACAATGGACTGGATTGCCGGTTTGCGTCGGAATTGGTGGTACCAAGACACTTTCTAAACTGGCCAATCATGTTGCAAAGAAAAACGCTAATTTTAACGGTGTCTGCGATTTGAATGCTTTTTCCCCTACCCTGCATGATGAATGGTTGAGCCGTATTGAAGTTGGTGAAGTCTGGGGTATCGGCAGAAAGCTTGCACCCAAACTGAATAAACACGGAATTAAAACTGTCCTGGATTTGAAAAATTCCAATTCAAAACGTCTCAGGGAGGAATTCAGCGTGGTTATGGAAAAAACTATCCGTGAATTGAATGGTGTGCCCTGCATCGAACTGGAAGAAATCTCGCCACCCAAGAAGCAGATCATCAGCTCAAGATCGTTTGGTATAACGGTAAAAGATCTCAAGAGCCTGGAAGAATCAGTATCCTCTCACATTGCCAAAGCTGCAGAAAAATTACGCCAGCAACAATCATATGCCGGTTCGGTACATGTATTCATCACCACAAGCCGGTTCAATAAGCCAGAAGAGAACTATCACAACACCTATAAGATCAAGCTTCCAACGCAATCGGACGATACTATTTTACTCACCAAAGCGGCGTTGTGGGGGTTGCACAAGATCTATCGAAGCGGATACAAATACAACAAAGCCGGAGTAATGCTCTCGGATTTTGTATCTAATGAGAATCGCCAGAACGATATGTTCGGTCTTAGATTGGAGGATGGTAAATCAAAACGTTTAATGAAAGTAATGGATCAAATTAACGCTAGAATGGGCAAGGGAACTATTAAGTTAGCTTCGGAAGGCACTGATCAGCATTGGAAGATGAAGCAAGGTAGTAGGAGTCAAAGTTATACGACTAATTGGAATGAGTTAGTTGAGGTGAAAATTTAATCAGGAATAAAAAATTATTATTTATAAATATAAATGTAACTAGATAGTAATTTATACATTTATGCAAATAATTACTCATATTAGATCAATAAGATAATTAAGAAACAGTAATAGTATATAAAGTGTAACTTTGACAATAGTTAACCTTTAGGTTAAAAATAAATATAATGGTTTTAAAAAATCTATTTGAGGAAAAATATACTATTTCGGCGATTATGGAAGGCAACACATGTCCAGTTGAAGAGATATTGTATGGAAATATAGAGTCCCAATATCAAGGGAACTGCGATGAGTTACTAATAAAATTAGAGAGGATATCTAACAAAAACTTCAGCGAGTTTTCAAATAAACTAGCTCGAGTAATAAATAAGAATCCTAAAATAATGGAATTGCGACAAGGACAGTTACGATTAGTTTTTTTTCATGGGCATAATAAAACGATTGTAGTGTGTTGTGAAATTTGCAAAAAGAAAACAAATAAAGCAGATAAAAACTTAGTTGCTCGAGCGATTCAATCATATAAAAATTATGATAATGCTATTAGAAGTAACAATCTTACGATACTAGAGGCGGATTAATATGAAAATGAGCAAAATTTTGCGCTCAAGATTAGAGCAATTAAAGGAAACCGATGAATATTGGATATCCTCTTTAAAACTAGATTTCGCCCTTGCTATAGAAGAGAAAAGGCGTGAAACTGGTAAAAGCTATACTGAATTAGCACGCTCATTGAAAACAAGTAATGCTTATATATCCAAAGTGTTTAGTGGAGATGCAAATTTCACTATTGATAGCATGGTGAGAATAGCTCGAGCTCTGAACTGCAATCTAAATGTAACATTAAATAATGTTGGCAATTCCAGGAAGGACATTATTGAAAGTATTATCATGGATCAAATTGAGAACATAAGATCAAGTGAGAAAAAAGTTAGCACATATGATTGTACCAAGCTTAAAGCTTTGAACGATTCGACATACGCCCATGCAGCCTAGTCCTATTCAGCTTAAGACAATACTTTTTAGGGGCGTTTTCGTTTGGCCAAGATCTTTTGAGTCTACAGAAGACAGTAAAATTTATGACGCTTCAAAATTTGATTTTGAAGGAGTAGATATAACCGAATTTGCCAGATTAGAACAACCTAGCCCAGAAAGTTTTGGTTTATATGAATTAATTTTTAGAATTTCAATTAAAAACGAAACAGGAAAAAAAACTCCTTATTTGGTTGACATGGAAGTTTATGGGAGCTTTGATGTATCAGGGTTAGATATAAAATCACATACTGATATGGTATTAGTTAATGGATGCTCCATCCTTTATAGTGCTATAAGAGAACAAGTTTTTTCAATAACATCAAGAAGTATATATGGTCCTTTCATACTTCCCACGGTAAATTTTCTAGATAGAAAACAAGGGAATAAAGAAATATTAGAGAAAGATATTAATAAGAAAATTGCCAAAAAAGAAAAAACACCCAAAAAGATTAAATGAACCACCGCCCCTCACATATGAACCCAGTCCCGCGCTGGTTTTTCTTGCCCCGCTTCCCAACCATTCTAATGGCTTCATTAAGATAGTATCTCCACAATCAACTTAGAAACCCTACTCGACCAGCAAGTTTTTTATTGCCTGATGTTCAGCCCTACCCCAATTTCCCGACTAATCAAAATATTTGGAACAAATGTGGGTTTGCGAACAGATATTATAGAAATGCTGCAATAAAGTAACTTATGGATAAGTTATGAACTATTCATCATTGCAAATCCCCTCTAGACCATCACCAGATTACATTCCACCAACTGATCCTGAGCCTGAGACGATACCGCCAGAACAAGAACCTCCCATAGAATCACCTCCTCAAGTAGAACCCCCCAAAGAATTCCTCCAATGCGAGATCCAGAAATTCCCGTCCCTGAAGGGAATATTAATTTAGAAAACAAACCCGCCCCCGCGGGTTTTTTATTACCCCGCTTCCCAAGCTATATTCGTGACTGCACAAAATTGATGTCCGCGTTTTCCTCTCATAAAAATAATTTTTTAACGGTCTGTGAATAAGTCGAGCCTTGAGGGTTTTTATTTTCTAAGAATAGTTAGAAACCGAACATATTTTTTTATTTTTAATTTTTAGAATGCCCTCCACTGGGACATCCCCCAGTCAATTACTCAAAGGAGAGCTACTCATGAATACGAAGACTTCTAGCAATAATGACAATGATGAATCGGACAATACTTCAAAACGTGGATTTGCTTCAATGGATCCAAAAAAACAACGGGAAATAGCCAGCGAAGGTGGACGCGCAGCTCATAAATCTGATTCTGATGAAGCAGGTGAGACAACCCGTAAGGGCCATGCTCAGGAAAAGAACCAATCAAAAGAACAGCATTCTTCCTCTGCTCATCGTGGCAAAAGCAATGGAAATAATGATAATGAAGATGAGGATAACAAATCATCTTCTTCTCGTGGAGGCTCTTCGCAACAACATGCTAAAGCCGGAAGTCAGAGCCACAAAAATAAATAAACCTCATTTCAATTTTTGGTTGTTCGTTAAAGGAGGATTGTATGAATAATATAAACACAGAAACTAAAGATTATCGAGAGGCTGCTTCTCATAAGATGAAGAATCCAAGGGTATGGGTGTATGTATTGCTTGGTGTATTGTTTTTTGTCGGAATAGGTACATGGATGGCATTAAATCCTAACAACGCAAACAATACATCGAGTAATACAATTTCTTCAGGTTCGAACAATGATTCATTGCAACAATCAGGAGCTAATGCATATCGAGGTTTAAAGCCAGATGATTCTGTCTCGTCAAATTCAGGATCAGTTCAAAAATGAGTAATATTTTATCAAATCTATGGGAGACTATTATGAATAACGAAACTAAAGGAAAAAGTAATTATGAAGATAATACAATCACACAAAGTTCTCAAGAAGATGTTGAAGCAGATTTGACATTGGATGAAGAAAGCGAAGATATGGCACAAAAATTAGACGATGATGAAAAAGTAGTGTGATCAAAAATCGTCTAGTATTTAAAGTGAATTTTCAACCCGCCTCGGCGGGTTATTTTTTGTGAGCAATCGAACAGAACAAATTAAACTCGATTTAGATAATGTATTTTTCAAACTTAAGTGGAAAAAGAATCATGAAAAATGTTCAAATTATTGAAAAATCATCAGGACATACAATTGCCAAATACCCTTATCTTTTTGAGTTTTATGAAGATTTAAACGACCAGGATTTTATTGATGATGCTTGGGAATTAGCTATGGAGGAAGGTCTGGTAGATGAAAGTTGCCGCGAAAATTATGATTTAGAAATTATTGGTGATATAGCGCCAGATCAACAATCAGAATTTTTGTAATTTAATCATATTTGATAAATTATGTGTGGTCGTTTCGCTTTAGATTTTCCCAGTGAAGTGCTATCGGATTGGTACCAAACTGTAAAAATTCCCGAACTTTTTAAACGCTATAACATTGCCCCTGGCACAGAAATTTTAATTATCCGAGAATCTGCCAAAGCTAGAAAAGGAACTATGGTACGTTGGGGATTTATACCTAAATGGGCTAAGAAGGGTCAAAGAATTCCGATGCTAAATAACGCTAGAGGGGAGACCGTGTCAACCAACCCTATATTCAAGCCGGCTTTTAAGCAACAAAGATGCATCATCCCTGCATCAGGTTTTTTTGAATGGAAAGCGCTATCGAATGAGAAACATAAGCAACCTTTTTATATATCGACAGGGGACGGATGTCCAGTATCTTTTGCTGGAATTTGGGAGACAATCACAATCAATGGTGTCACGATTGAAAAGTTGCGCCATTATTACCACTGGATGTAACGATTTAATGCGCCCTATTCATGAGCGTATGCCAGTTATACTTCCACCTGAGACTTTTACAGCATGGCTTAATCCGTTACCCTTACCAAGAGAAATATTGGATTATTATTTAAAACCTTATATTTCAAAAAATATGACAGCTTGGCCAGTTTCAACGGCGGTAAATAAAACCACGAATCAGGGTGAACAATTGATTCATCCTATAACTGCAAACATATAACATAGTCCACGTAAGCCGTATTTTATTGCCCCGCCCTACCCCTACCTGTTTTCTAATTCCCTCAAATTCGATGGAATAAATTTAATAGTTAATAAACTGTTTGCTATCGTACAGTGATTTATTTGCCGTTAAAGGAAAATGAATAATTAATAGGAGAAATAAGTGTTGAAAAGAGTTCGTATTGTTAAAAAAGCTACTGGCCAACAAGTTGCTGAATTTCCATTGCTACTGGATGACAAAGCATCAGAACAATCATTTTTTGATAAAGCATGGTTTCGTGCAATTGATGAAGGATCTGTAATTGAGGCGAATAAAATTAATTATGAAATAGCGTTTACTGACTGAATTTTAATATCTAACGTACTTAATTTTAGGAATTGAAATTAAATTTGCCTTATACATCAAAACCATGTGGAGAACTAATATTTGAATTCATTATTAATACAACATACTTACAAATAATTATAATTTTAAGAAAATTAATGATGAAAATTCTAAATTTTAAGAATATACTGGTACTAGATACTAGTACTTTTTTCTTCAAATTTATGGATTTTTTTATGAATGATCTTTCTAATATAAACCAATTAGTTAAAGAAAGTATTGCAAATAACCGAGCAATAATAATTATTCTTCAAACCAAGGAAAGAATCAACCTCATAGAGGAATCGACAAAATTTGGTTTTGATATTGAGGAATTAAAAAGTATTGGACTGATTAAGTTTCTTGATGCAGGATTATTTCTTTCAAATTTGATTCTTGATAATTCAGAACTTGATTCCATAGCTTTAAAAGATTCGGTAAGTCATACCATTATTAATTCTAATTTAAACTTTAGTAAAGTTCTGTTAATAGATGGAATGGTTGATATGCTTTTAAGAAAAGGAAACCAAGAATCTGCAATTTTCCTTGAAAACCAAATACAAGCGATGGCTTTGGAACAAGGGTTCGATTTATATATATATGACTCTGTGGTTAAAACTTTCTCTGAAAATGAAAGTTTGGAGATATCCTCCGTGGATGCATCAATTATTACATCCATTGGAAATTCAGTAAGAAATGGGCTGGAAACAGCTGGAAATACTTTAGAAAGTCTTGCAAAACCTTCCACTGCTAAACTTAATTCTTTTACGCTCCCTCTTTAGTAAACGTATTCCTTGCTTGAAAATCCAAAGACATCAATAAACAAACATTGATGTCTTCTTAACATCTCTTGGTATAAAGATCTCTATCAATCGGTGCAATGCAAACTTAAGTTTTTTTTGGAATTTTTTTCATCTTTTTATTGCCCTTCATCATAGCTAACGCAGCAGGATAATCCTCATGTGTTTCTTCTAGAAGAATTCCATTAAATCTTATAATTTTTTTATTCTGGAGCTTCTTAAAACTAACATCTAAGCACTCCAATAAAGAAGAATTATGTAAAGTTGCAATAATGGTAAGATATATAAATAAATAACATACCTCTTTCTTAAAATCTTTTCCCAGTCCGACATTTTTACAAACTTTTCCAAGGCTCGAAAGTATGAGCCCGATCATATATTGAGGATCTTTTAATCTTTCATCCTTGTCGTTTAATGGATAATCAATGCATTCCGCTAAAGAAATATTTCCCATCCTACAAATAATAATTAAATTGATTAAACAGTCTCCAATTTCACTACAGCTATTTCTTCCCTGAAGAATTACTTCAGTTAATTTCCCGAATTTATAAATCATCATTAAAGACTCAGGTTGAATGTCAGCTGGGTTGACTAGATTAGATTCTTCGGCCCATTGAATAACACGTGGTATGAGATTTTTCATTGTCAATTATTTCCATTTTTTTTAATGGGCGGGATATTACACCTTATACATATTACATGGATAACATTTACACACCTCACCTTTTAATTCCGTCGAATTTGTCTCGCGTCAATTACCATAGCCGATTTCGCGACAATTATGATGGCCGGTTGAGTTTGTTTATTACGTCATGATTTTTTCTGATTTTTCCTCCTGTAGCTTTCGCTGTCGATTTCAATGATAGTTGCGTGATGGATGATTCGGTCGATCGCAGCAACAGCCATCATGGTGTCAGGAAAGATTTGATCCCATTGGCTGAAGGGCTGGTTCGAGGTAATGATCAGGCTACCGCTCTCATACCGGTGCGCAATAAACTCAAACAAAGCTTGTGTTTCTGAGTCAGTTTTCTTGACATAACCGATATCATCGATAATCAGTACACGATACTTGTCCAATCGGGTCATGGCGGTCATCAGCTCCAATTCTTTTTTGGCTTGTTGCAAGTGCTGAACCAGCGCCGTTGCCGGCATCCATTTGACTCTAATACCCTGTTCAATCAGATGCAGCCCCAGTGCTGCGGCAATATGTGATTTGCCTACGCCGGAAGGGCCGATCAGCAAGATATTATCCGCTTGATGTGCCCACTGGGTATTGTCGCGAAGTGCAATGATTTTTTTCTGAACTGCTTGGGGGAGGTCATCGAATGCAAGTGTGGCAAAACTTTTGCCACGTGGCAGCTTGGCTTCGCGTGTCCAACTGCTGATCCTGCCTTGGAAACGCTGAGCTATTTCTTGTTCACAAAGTGCAGCAAGATACTGGCTGTAACTCCAGGCATGTTCAGAGGCCCGGTCTTGATAATCCTGGTAATATTGCCCGAAGGTGGGCAATCTGAGTTCTTTGAGCATTAGTGGCAGCGCTTCAGACATAAGCCATCTCCTGCGTTATCCAGCTTCCGCTGAGTAATTGGTCGTACGTGTCGATGGTGTGTTGCTTTGCTGGTATGTCCGGTTGTGTCGCTTGACGCCGGATAAACCGTTTTTGCAGCGCTTTCAGTTCGGGTAGCGGGTTTTGCTGCAACAATTCAGCAGCCAATGGGCTTTCACAATCATGGTCATAAGCAAACCGTAATACCGAGACCATCCATTTGCAAGCCTGCTGCGGATCAAACTGCTGCTCTGCCCGTTGCCATAATTGGTGATACTGGGGTGTTGGCAGCAAATCATCGCGCAACTGGGAGAAACGAAAGGCCTGGGGTTTTGCTGCCAGTGCATGAATCACATGCCGGTAATCAATTCGTCTGGCACGACCTTCAGGTGTTTTCGGATACACACGAGATAATGTGATGACTGGTGTTTGACTGACAAAGCATTCCAGACGATCATGATAGAGATGAACTCGAATATTTTCGCCGATCAGCCTTGAAGGGACGCTGTATAACCCTCGCTTGACCGATATCGTGCTGCTGGTAGTGACCTTAACGGTCAATTCGCTAAAATCCATAAAACGGTAATGTGGCAAGGGCTTAAGATGCAGTTGTTCTTCTGCCAACCTGCCTTGACATCGCTTGTTCAGCTTATCAACAATCTGATCCAGGAAACGGCGATAGACTTCCAGGTTTTGGAAATCCGCAGATCCCCGCACCTTGATAGCCTGCTCGATCCTGTGTTTGAGCGAACCATGGGCATTCTCTATGGCACCGTTTTCATGGCTAACTCCCAGGTTATTTACAGTCGGTTTCATATCGTAATGCTGACACAGCGCTTCATAAGCTTGCGTGAGCTCTCGTTTTTGAGTCGTATTGATGTAAGCGGCACTAAGACTATCCGTGCGATGTTCTGCGGGGACTCCGCCAAGTTTGTGCAAGGCGTTTTGCAAACCATCAGCCAATGCGCTGTAACTTTCTCCACCCTGGATGACATGGACATCACGCCAATGGCTATAGGCCAGGCGAAACTGATACAGTAAATGATCAAATGGTTTACCAGCAATCGTAATTGTCGTGCGAGGTCGGGTAAAGTCAGACAATCCCTGTTGACCAGCAGGCACTGACTGGCAAAAAATGACTGCTTTCTCGGGACCCTTTACAGCTCGCCAATGTTTAACACGGCGCTGCAGGGTTCTCAGCAATTTCTCAGAGTATTGACCGGGATAATGATCGTCAAGGTATTCCCAGAGTGTCGTGCCGGTCAATTCGGGCTCCCGGGCAAGCAGTGGAATTATTTCAGTTTCCCAAACCGCTCCAAAAGGATCTTGACGGGTGCGCCAGTGACGCTGTTTCTTCCTGCCTCTTTGGTTTTTCTCGATACGTCGCCCACTGCGGATGCTGATACCGGCTTTTGCGGATGAAGTTTCCTGACTAAAACCTCGCTGTCGATTCTTCATGTAAATGCTTTCCTGTTGTTGAGTGATATATTTTCCAGGCAAGTTCTTACTCCTATTGAATAGGTAAGAACTCATACTGGTACTTTCACTCAACCGGTCAAGTTAATTGTCGCCTCGCCGGACAGGGTAATTGTCGTCTAATAGAATTCGACGGTGTTAATCTTTATACCTATTTCGTAGTCGGTTCGTACTGATTTTGTCATGGTGAGAAATTTTTATCTAAAATACACCGTTTGGTGTTGACTATTATTACACCATATGGTGTAATGCTTCATCAACCACCATAAATCGTAAGCGTAGGTCGGTTGGATAAATTAAGGAGCGTTTGAGATGAGAGACTTCAAGAACTACAAAGCGCCGGAGTGCGCCAATGTTTCACGGATGTATTCAATTTTGATGATCGTTGGACTGGTTGCATTGCTGGCATGGATGGGAGAAAGAGACCACCAAGCCAAGCTGGAACAGGTTCGACTTGCCGCTCAATGCAAGGTGCAATCATGAGAGTAATAAATTTATTGAATTTCTTTCGCAGATTAGTGCGCGGTCACTCTGTGAAAAGAGCATGGAAATTACGGTGGATATCTTCCTATGAGGTTTTCAAATGATCAGCGCCAAGAGGAAACCTACTGTTCAGTACACAAAAGAGTGTGGATTAAAAATTGTGACTGTAAATAACATTCAACAAGAAGTAATCAATCTCATCCGGGATTGGGTGTTTGATCGAGACGGTCAACCATTTTGCATGAATGATCTTTTCAATTTGCCAGAGTTTGAGGGAAAGCTCGATAAGAACATCCGAACCATGCTCCTGGTCGATCGCGCTCTGATAACCCTTCACTGCACTTTCAAACGCGATGAGGAAAACGTGGTGACATTTTCCGAGCTTCTGTACACGCCGCCAAAAATCAAGCGGATACATCGTGATGAACTTTATTCGTGAGAACAATATGGAAACACAACCATCATTAAAAATTAGAGCTAGTTCCTGGGCCGGTCTATTTGACTGCGCATATCGATGGGAAGGGATACATATTCTCAAAATGAAAAACACCGTTGGACTGCGCGCGGCGCTAGGAACCGCAATTCATGCCGGTTCAGCAATATATGATCAAGCCAGAATAACCGGCGACACAGTTACTGCAAATGATGCAGCTGGAGTATTGGTGGACAAACTGCGCGATCCGGAAAATGAATTCGATCCAACCAAAGATGATTTAACAATGCAGGAAGCAGAAATAGCCGGAATATCACTGCTTACCAAATACTGCAATGAGGTGTCTCCCAAGTACAACTTTATAGCAGTTGAAATGGAAACCAAGCCACTTGATATCGATTGCGGAAACGGGACGGTATTAAGACTTACCGGAACTATGGACCGGGCTAGGATCAGAAAATCCACAATGGGTGTTGGCATCGCCGATCTAAAGAGCGGTGCGTCATCTGTACAAAAAGGCGTTGCTGTAACTAAAGGTCACGGTGCCCAAATAGGCACTTATGAATTGCTCTACGAGCACACCACCGGCGAAGCAATCACTGCTGACGCTGAGATTATCGGATTAAAAACCAAAGGCAAAGCTGAAATCGCAAGCGGAACAATCAGCAATGCCAAACGAATCATGATTGGCGATCAAGATAACCCAGGGTTGATTGAATTCGCAGCTGACATGTTTAGGAGCGGACGTTTCTACCCAAATCCCAAGTCAATGCTTTGCGGTGAGAAATATTGTCCGCGATTCAAGTCATGCACATTTAAAGGAGATTAAATTCAAATGACTGAAACCACCACAAAACTGAATGAATTAAAGAATACTCCGCCTTCGGAAATAAGAATGCCGGAAATAAGCCCCGGATTCGGATCGTTGCAATCGTTCGAGTTAATGCAAAGAGCGGCAAAACTTCTAATCACAAGCACTCTGGTTCCAGCAGCTTACCGGGCGAATGATGATAAGAAAGGTGCTAATCCAAATGCGCTAGCCAATTGTGTTGTGGCTCTAAATATGTCGCATCGAATGAATGCAGATCCGCTTATGGTAATGCAAAACCTTTATGTCGTGGAAGGGAGGCCAAGCTGGTCATCGCAATGGATTATTGCCGCAATTAATGGATGTGGTCGGTTTTCTCCACTACGGTTTGAAATCAAGGAACTAGGAGAAAAGTCTGTTGAATACATTTCTACCTTTTGGGAGAACCGGGAGAAGAAAACAAAAACATTTACCGAGAAAATTAAGGACAAGGTTTGCGTTGCTTGGGCGATCGAGAAAGGCACAGGTGAACGCATAGAATCCCCGCCCGTATCAATTGAAATGGCTGTTAGAGAAGGTTGGTATAGCAAAAATGGTAGTAAATGGAAAACTATGGACGAAGTTATGTTGCGGTACCGCACGGCCAGTTTCTTCGGCAAATTATATGCCCCTGAATTGCTAATGGGATTGCAAACAGTTGAAGAAATAAATGATGCGCGGGTTATTGATGCAACTCCGGATGGATACGGAGGATATTCGGTAGATATAAATTCTCTGAAAAGTGATGAAAAGGAATCAGCATCAAGCGCTGAAACTGAGGGTGTTGATAAGGAAACGGGAGAAATAATCAATACCGAATCTAATTCAGACAAGAAAATAGAAAAAGAAAAAACCAACATCAAACCCGAGGAAACCCAGGCCAAAAATGATGAGCCAAGCCCGGAAGAGCAAGAAAAAATCAAAAAGCAATTGATTGATGAGGCCAATAAAGAACAGGCACCACGGGCGGCAAGATCACGTCAGAACTTTGATCTTGAGTAATTTGGATTTTAAAAATCATGAGCCCAGTACAAGAAATTTACAAAGATGATGAGTTTGAAGGATTGCTCGAAGACGCACGGATGAATGCGGCCAATGACTGGGAAGAAAACTTCGTATCTGATTTATCCAGTAAATACGCTGAATTTGGCCGTCGCATGTTTTTTTCCGATGCACAACGAGAGCATCTTGAACGAATAGCCAGTGACGAGTAAACCACCTCAAATCAACTCTTAAAAATCAACATGGAGATTTAACATGACCAAAAAACCAAATGATTTCAGACAAATGACAGCCGATACAGTGGGCAAGGATTTACTAGGTGCGCTCGTTCAAGAAATTAGATTGCTCCCGGATGTATGGCCAAAATTACCAAAGAAAAAGCAGGATGATGTCATTGATCGTTTGCGTAAGCGCGTAGAGGAAAATGTGAACATGGCTGTTTTTACCCTGGCCGCGCAGGACAGGACGGTGGTGGCCGGATCGTTGGATCAAATCACAATCAAAGACGGCGTTAAGGCTGTTATTAAATTCAGCATCAAATCCCCAAACCTTGATGGGTTATATGAAGCTGCAAGCGATGGGAGTGACGTTCTGGTTGTAGTGGCCGGAGTAAAAGAACATACCGGCGGCATGAATGAAATTCAGGGAGAGGATGATCAAAGAGGCATGGATCTCGGACACGAATACAACAAGAACGATGGCGGCGGCATGGATGAGCCCATTGAAGGTGAAGTTCTTGGCTTACCGGAAAAGGTAATAACCGAAGAGGACAAGGCTAAGGCTTGGGACGATGGTTATGAAGCAGCTGGTGAAGGGAAAACTCAAGCTGATTGCCCGATCATCGATGCTGAACTGGTTACGGAATGGGTGCGCGGATTTAAAGCGTGGCATGAAGAAAACCCTGTTAACGATGAAACCGAGTCAAGCGACGATAAGGATGCGGCCTGATCATGAAAATAAATAAAATATCTTCTGTCAGCACGGTGGCTGTGCGGGAAATTGAGATCAATATCAAATCCCCTATTGCATTAATTTGCGGCTCTAACCGGGCCGGAAAATCTAGTTTACGAGATGGAATTTACCATGCTTTCACCGGCGAAAATCCTCATGACATTCTGAAAAAGAATTACGGACTACTTGTTAATCGGGATACCGGCAACAATATCGGGTATACCTACGTTGATTATAACAACGGGCAACGGGCATGCATTACCCTGCCAAACGGTACGCATGAATTGACTGAGCAATTACATTCTGCCCTGCCCTATGTTTTGAATCCATCCCTATTCGGAAATATATCCGCTGATGATCGCCGCAGATTGTTATTCGACCTCGGTAATTTAAGAAGCGATGGCGCAGAGGTAAAAGCAAAACTGCTTGATCGTGGCTTTGATTCTGGGAAAGTTGATGCCGTATTACCTTTTTTAAAATCCAGCTTTGACAATGCCCACAAACATGCTTCGGACAAAATCAAAGAAGCGCGCGCCAACTGGAAAGCCACCACAGGCGAAGCTTATGGCGATAAGAAGGCTGTTGATTGGAAAGCTCCAAAACCAGAAGTTGATATGGAATCCGCAATTGCCGTAACAAATACAATAACTCAACTCGACGAGGAAATCGAAGAAACCAGCCAAAAACTGGGCGCATATGTCGCCACAATCAATGGCGCCAAAGCCCGTAATTCTGAAATTGTCAGATTGCGCGAATCAGCTGAAATGATAGATCGCATTGAGGCCAAACTTAAAAAAGATCGTCAAGAAGTTATCGTTTGGGAGGTTAAGGTCAATGATGCCAGGTTATTTGCCCAGGGTGTGAAGCCTGGAAATATCGATGTCTCATGCCCGTGTTGCAATGCTGAGTTGAGTTTCAATGGCAAGGAATTGATCAAGCGTGAAAATGAATCTCCGATCGACAAAGAAGCCGCTGCGAGGTTACCGGAATACGAAAAAACTCTGGTTATGCTCAGAAGTGCGGTGGCCAATGGTGAGCGTGACTTGGCAGCAGCGCAAATCGCAAAAGAAAAACTTGCTCAAATGGAAGAAAGCAAAGGCGATGAAGTAACTGAGGAAATGATTGCTCAAATTAAATCCTGCATTGAAGAACTTAAAACCGGACGCAAGCAAGCCCAGGAATCATTCGATCAAATCAAAAAAAATAACCTATTAGCTGCTGAGGCTGACGAGAAAACTAAAAAGGCTGCGGGATATCACGCGGACGCCCAGGCTTGGGACAAGATCGCAAATGCACTGGCACCGGATGGTATTCCCAATGAAATGCTTTCGGCAGCATTGGCACCGATCAATGAACGGATAGCATTTAGTTGTGGTGTTTTAGGGTTTCCCGGAAAAGTAAGCATACAGGACGATATGACCATTTTGGAAGATGATGGAAAACTCTACTCATTCAGCTCAAAAGCTACCAAATTATTGATTGATTCAATGATTGCGGAAGCTATCAGCCATGTAACCGGAATCAAGTTTTTTATGGTTGATGAGTTTGATCTTCTGGATATGCCAAGCCGGAGCGCTTATCTCAATTGGTTAATGGATTTGGTTGAAAACAACGAAATTGACACAGTTCTTCTATTCGGCACATTGAAATCAGCGCCCACGAAATTACCCCCGGTCATCACCCCCTACTGGATTGAGAATGGTCTAATCCAAGACCTTAAAGCAGAGGCTGCTTAAATAATATGAACTTCATCCAAAATTTACTATGTGTTTTTGTGTTCGGAATCGGATCAATTCTGTTTGTTGAATGGATTCAATACATCTGCTTTTTATGAGAGCTATCGTACAGATTTATCACAAATAATGTTTAAAAATTTACAAAGACTTCTCAGCCAGACGTGTGCCCTCCTAACTCTCTCGTTCGCACGTTTGGCACCCCTCTTCGGGCGGATCTGCTACTCATCAACAATGGGCCGGAAACCTTTGTCTTTGCCAGCGGATCTGCCCTTCCTCAATGGAGTTATCAAATATGTCATGGTATACGTCAACATTGCTATGGATTGATGAGCAAAAATTGAAAAATCCGGACATGACGCTCGAAGAGCTTAAAAAACATTGTTCAAAATATTACCCATTTCAGGGACGGTATGGCTCTGCGTATAAAGGATTTTTGAAAGCAATGCGAGAAAGATTCGGTTATAAAACAAGAAATGATAAGCAGAAAGATATTTTTAATGAAGAGTCATGAATTCAATCCAGCGCAGAAAAAAAGCAAGAATTGAAAGAAGATTCGCCAGGCGCATGATTATGCGTTATGAAAAATCTGTAATGGAAATGTGCACTGACCCAAGAATTCCAAAAGTAGTTATAGTGGATGCCATTCAATCTGCTATCAACGAAGAGAAATCGTACAGAGGTAAATCATGACAATAGGTATCAGTAAAGAAAGGTTGGTGCAGCTTATGGATTCTCATATGCTGAAAAGCGATGATGTTAGAACTCTTATGAGAGCACTAATCAGAGAATGCAAAGAACTAAACCCGTGGCTTCCGATTGATGAGAATACTCCGAAGGATAGAAGGATATTACTGCTTTATCCTAATTTCTCTGCTATATGTGGGCAGTATGACATTACTTCTGAAACTTGGTGGCCGGATTTAAAATTGCATAACGATCTCCAACCAACCCATTGGCAAGAGCTACCGGATGATAGTAAATGAAAAAGGATTTATTCGACTTGGCCAAAGAAAACGGCTACACCGATGAAGAATTCGTGAATGAAATCGCACAGTGCTACGGCACTCACACTTCATTAATCATGGACAAGATGGGCAGCGGAATTACGATTGAGCACAACGTAGAATTTGAAGATCACACCATAAACATCCAGTGCCGTAAGATTATTAAAGATACACGTACTTTAAATTGAGTATTGAAATCATGCAAACACAGCCAATCGATAAGGTAATCAACAATTCAAGTAAGCCTCAATTGCCTACTGACAAAGCCGCGGAATATCTTGGGATATCCAAAAAAACATTGGATACATGGAGATCAACCAAACGGCATATTATTCCATATTACAGGATTGGGGGAGCTATTAGGTACGCTCAGGATGATCTTGATAGATTTTTGGAAAGCACTCGCGTTGCAGAGTAA